ATATGATAGATAAAGATTTAATTATAGCTAATAGAGGCAATACTAAGGGCGGTGGATATATTTACTCATTAAAAGATGAATGTTTACTAGCAGATATGTTCTATCCTAAACCTCAAGACGTAGAAAAATCATTTACAATAAAATCTAAAATGATTCGTAAATCAGAACAAGGAACGAGTAAATCTTTGGGTGGATCAAAAATGATTAAATATTCAAATGGTTATTACGATTCTGTATATTGGGGGTAACATGGAAGTAGAATATCTAATGCACTTATTAAGACAATGGGCCAGATGGATGAAGCATGATGACCATGGGCTAGGATATCCTAAAAAGTCTATTGGCATGAGCTCTGGAGGTGAATCTAGTTATGGTGCATTTGATGAGATGATTGAGAAAAGCGAGCTAGCTAACGTCAAGGTAGTTGATGCTGTTATTCACGATCTAGATTATGAGCAAAGAAAAGCTATCTATGCTAGATTTCTAGATGGTAAAAAGCCTATGTATTATGAGATAAAGCTAGCAGATGCTATAGATAATTTAACTACGATTGTAGGAAGAAGAATAGATATCTAATATCCTAATATCTTTAATAACCCAGGAGTAATCTGACCTCCATATGGTTTCATTTGTAACGGCCTAGTATCACCTTGTTTTAAGCTTCTTGGATTCATCATATTGCGATCAATCATTTTATTTGCTAACGCTTCACTTCCAGGAGCTAATTGATAAGCCATAACATCATCAGATAATATACCAATACCTTGACCAGGAACTCCAAATGGATAACTAGGATGTCCTGATTTTGTTATTTTAGGTTGTTTTGCAAATATCTCTCCAGCGTACATTAATCCAGATTCTGGTGCATTTAATTGTCTTGGGTCTGTTATTGCAATTCTAGCTTCTGGTAAAGACATGCCACCAATATCCCTAAAGTTTTTATCCAACGTATCCAACACTGCATCTCTTTGTACTTTAGATGCACTATTATATTGATTAATGCCTTTAGGAGTTCCAACACCAGCCCAGTCTGGAATGATATTTTTTAACTGTTTATCAAGCTGAGATTTGTTTGTTTTTGTTAAAGATACATTTGCATAGTTCAACATTGTTTCGCCAGTCATACCAGCAAAATCACTTCCAGTCGGAGACATTCTCCATGGTAATAATACTGGATTTTGTTTGTATTGGCTTTCTAACTGTTGAGCCATTTTCATAATATCGTCTACAGGTTTTTTACCAGAGGCCCATACTTGGCCTGGATTTAAAAACATATGACCTTGCCCACCTAGCAATCTTACAGGTTGATCAAACTCTTTGCCTTTTGCTCCAGTTAATAAGCCTTGTGCACTAGTACGGTCAGACATTGACAATATAAATGGACGGCCTTCAAGATCTGCTAATGATATTGTTGGTACATTTTCTTGAATATTGTACGATTGAACCTGTGGATTAACATCTTGCATCCTTGGAATATCTCCAGCTCTAGGATTACCTTGTCCACCTAATGGCTTAGCAAATCGTTTATCAATAACTTGTGTTAATGGTTTGGTTAATTTATTTCCAACAGACAAAACTCCCATAGGCGAAAAATTTAATGCTGCATCAAAAGCACCTTCTGGAGTTTGCAAGTTTTCATAGTTAGATTTAGCACGGTCATAGATTTGTTGTCCTGCACCAGAAAAATCACCACGAGCTATATATCCAGCTGGTGTTTCTCTTAAATAATCTGTGACTGTGTTTAGTATACCCATTACTTATTTTTCCATATTATTTTTAACCAATACTTAATATCTTCTACACGTTTTTCATGTTCTTTTATTTTGTATAGAAAATCCCTACGTTCGCTTAATGTTTTACGGCTAAGAGTTGTAGCCTCACAATAACGTTGATATATTTCTGAATCGTTTGGTACGACTTGATTGTCTGGAAGCTTAATATTCTTCGTCATAATTGAGATATATACTATCAACGATAAGCTCTACAGACGTGATCTGTCCTTGCTCATCGCTAAGGTATATAATTAAGGTGTCCTCTCCATATACAACCTGGACATCAGAGATAACCTTATTCTCCATATGTTTTGCAATTTTATGTATATCCACTAGTGGTACTCCGTATCTTTAGGCATGGCAAAATACATATCAAAAGCATCTGCTGCTATGATAAATGATTCTTTGTTTGTAAAGCTAATTTTTATAAGAGATTCTTGATTGTCTTGGATGTATTCGATGTCTTCTACTGTTTGATTAATAAAAGACTTTAGTAATTCTAGGGAATCATTTTGTTCCATCTGCCATCCTTATCTAACACCATCGGCATTAATTTAGGCTGTCCATCAATAATCATGCCACAGCCAACGATGAAGCGTGATTTAAAGTTTTTAGCATAGTCAAACGCCATAGACTTTTGATTGATTAAACAACCGACTTGCATACCCCAAATAAGTGCATCAGGGTTAGAATAGTAACCTATACTAAACTTTGTATGATAATGGCCTTGTACAGTATTCATGCCATACTGTTGTGCTACCTTTAACACATCAGCTGACATTCCATGAGTAAAAAAGCAACGTGACTTATTAGATAAGGTTACGGTTAAGTCATCTACCCACTGCCATCCTTTACCTACACCGAGAAACTCGTTATAAGATTTAAGATAGTCTTTAGGTAAACCATACTTTAATGCTCTGCGATAAACAAGAGATGAATGGTTAGAGTGAACAATAGTCATTTCAGGAAATATCTTTTCTAACTCTCTAATATATACCTTAGAGCTACGTAACTCATCCCCAGCACTTTTTAAGTCTGGATTGTGTTCGTGCATCGAGATGGCATGGTGATCCAATTCATCTCCAATATTTACAATAAGATCAGGCTTATACTTCCTTTTTAAAGCTTGTAAGAATTCAAAAGCATCCTGATGATGATAGGGTATATGTAAGTCAGATATGACTAATACTGAGTTGTTCATTTTATGTGGCTGAAGAATAAATCTGCTTCAGCAGCTCTTCTCCTTTCTAAACCTCTTAGTATTTTACCACCTGCTCTACGATATTTCAACAAAGTATTTATCGCTGTTTCTTCTTCACCCCTAAGTAACGCTGACCGTACCGTTGATCTTTGAAGCGTTCCCAGACCAAGGTTAAAGCTAAAAGACACAAGAGCGTCAAACTGATTTTGTTTAAGTGGCACAGTAGGAAGCAAACGGCATACTCCATTTTCAAAGCGTAATAAATCTTTTCTAAGTAACTCATCTACTTCCTCTTGGCTGTAACTTCTATTGTGTTCAGTTTTAAGTTGATATGATTTTCTTTGTGCCAGTGGTAATCTATTTTGTTCTGGATAGAGAACATGGCCATAACCCACAGTCCAGAGTAAAGCAGGACAAAGATAAGGCTTATAATGACAACCTTCAAAGTGCTTAATAAGTTTGATTCCTTGTTCACCAGTTCTCACTTCTTTTTATCCCAGTGTCTAGATCCAAACCAGAAACCAATGATAGATGCTACGATAGCCATTTCCTCATCTGAGAATATTAACTCCATAGCTGTTGCAAAATCTACACCGCTTTTAATTGCCCATATCATTCCGACAACGTCAGTAAATAATAAGAGAAAAACAAAAATATAGGTGATAATGGGGCGAACACTAGCACGGAGATTAAGAACCCAAGAAGATGCTCCTTCTTGCATTTTCGCATCATGTTCATAAAGTGCTTGTCTTTCTTGTGCATATGTTTGCATCTCCACCTGGTCAGTTCTAAACTCTTCTATACGCTCTTGTGAGGCATAACCTTTTTCAGCTAACGCTAGAGTTCTTTCCATATCTAGCTGTGCCATTTCTCTTTCGTGCTTTTGGTCACCTTTTTGTTTAAAGAAATCTAAAACACTTGGCAATCCACTTGTAGCGAATCCTAATATACCAGACAAAATACTTAACATTAAAGCTCCTTGTAATCAAAACCAAACTCTTTTGCTACTTGTTTAGTTAGTTTTCTAAAATCTCTATTGTGCTCTTCATACTTCTGTCCATCTAAATACATTTTTAAATGACATATCTCATGAGCAACTGTTTTTAATACCGTGTCTAAATGATTATGTTTAGACTTAGATATAGATATCACATGAGGGTCTGGAACAAATAGCCCCATAACATCTCTATCTGGAATTACTTCAAACTCTACATACTTTGATGCAGGTAAGTTCCACTTATTAAATGGTTTTATTTGAATAAGGTATTCGTAAGTTGTTCTAACCAAATCTGGTGTTATTATCATCTTCTATCTAATGGATTAGTTGTAGCTCTTTTAATAACATCTAGCTTATCTTCAACAGATTTAACCATTGTTTTAACTTCTGACTTTAAGTTTTCAGAAGTAGCTGTAAGCTCTCTTTGCGTAGCTTTACTAATTGCACTAGCTTCTTTTGATAGCACATAAGCATCAGCAGCTTTTTCTTGTAATCTGATGTTTGCATCTAAACCTTCTATCTGTCTTTCTTTGACTGCATTTAATTGTATTTTAAGTTCTTTTATATCTTGTTTAATATTTCCTAGGCCTTCACTAGCTTCTATAGTATCTAGCATTTTATTGTAGAATGTCACCCCTGCGTATCCGCTCCCAAGTATAATCGGAAGTGCTATTATAATAATCTTCGATATTGTTGCTTTTGAGAAGGTTAAGTTGAAATTCTCTGGTATCTGCACTTTGGTAAAACTCCTGTATAATAGTAAAAGGATCTTCTAGTGGTGGTTGATAAAAATCCATCGGTTTATTTAATATTTCTAATGAAAGGACAAGGCCAAATCCATGAACGATTTCCTTGGAATTATCAACGATATTGTCTACATTATTTTTAGACTCTTTTTTGTCCCCCTCTTGTTTATTTTCTTTTACTTCTTTGGTGCTATCAGTTTGATTGCTAGCGTTGCTCTCGACTTTATCACTAGAATCACTGAGTTCTTCCTGGACGACTGACTCTATTGTAGGTTCGTTAGTCGTCTGCGGTACATCTATTGTCGGTGCAATTACAGATTCTATTGGCATGGGACTTAC